CCTGCTAGGTCTCTTGTAACCGAATAAGTCGGAGCGGAGGCAACATTAGTTATTCTTAAATATTCTTCGTCAGTTTCGTCTTTGATATGAAGCATATCATTGACCGCAAAAGTAGTTTCACCCGAAATAGTCAGAGTAGAAGCGTCAAGAGCTGTCATTTTTGCGTCTAAAATATCAGCATTTGAGACCAACAGTTGACCACCGACTGCCGAAACAACATCTTTTTGGAACACGGTTGTTTTCAACATTCCTCTGACACGAACATTGTTAAACTCCGCTTCATCTGTGTCGATGTTCCAACCCAGACTACCAGTCGCAAAATCAGAAGTCTTAATAGTGGCATTAGCACCGTCAATTATTAAATATGGTGTACCATTACCTACCTTTATCAATTCATTAGCAGAATCAAGAGTTATTGTTGGATTAGAACTAGGACTATAAAGCGTGGTTGCGCCTATTACCCAGCCCCCTATCGCTCCCGATGTCGCTGTAACCGAACCTGTGATAGTGGCAGAAGTGGCTTTAAGAGCGCCTGCCATAGTTACAGAAAAAGGCGCTACATCAAAGTCTGTACTCCCTAGTCTGATTCCCTTACTGTCGACTAAAAATACTTCACTACTAAGAGATGACCCCCAACGAATCTGGTCGGCATAGTTATTGAACATCTCCGTTACTATGTCTTCTACATCTGTCTTCGATAAAATCTCCAACTCTGATGTTGTAGGATTTGTTGTAATATCAGAATCATCGACACTATACAGGTCGTTTTTGCCGTATGAAGATAAATTGTAGACGACAATTTTCATACTAATCTAGTATTGGTTCAATATCTATTTCGATTGGTAACTGCACAGGCGCTAATGCTGACCCAGACCACCGCAACTCCAAAAAGAAGTTATTTATTACATTTATATCCGGCTTAAACTCAATAAACCGTTCGCTTTTAGCGTAGTTGGTATTATTGATTGTTCTTAAACCTATTATGCTTGAGCTGGATTGATTATCGATAAAAACTTTTGGCACAATAGTCATATTCGCCCCGACGGCTAAAGGCAGATTGAATCTTATTCTGCGAATGATTGCTTTTCTGCCTATCTGTACAATCGGTGAATGCCAAATGGCCGTCCCATAAGTAGTCGAGCGTTTATCTAATCCATAAGCCGAATCGTCTTTCCAGCCCATTACTACTTGTGGCAATGAAAATGAAGATTGTAAGGGCATCGCCAGAGCTGAAATAATACCCTGTGAACTCGTAGCGGTAACACTACTGTTAGCAATGCACTGAACGCCACTAGGAATGCTGGCAGACTTTGAGCCATAACTCATCGCAACAGCATAGTATTCAGGAGTACTCGTGGTTTGTACTTTCTGTACTGTCCCCCAAATTATCTTGTCGCCGATTGCGTCAACCGCACCACTCAATGGCGGATAACCGTCTTGTGAAAAATATACTGTTTTGATTGTATAACCTCCTGCATAATACGACATTCTATAGCCCCCGTCAGACAACGAACCGGAGAAAAGGTATAAAACACCATTAACCGACTTTACAGCGCTTAGAATTGAATCTGGTATGTCTATTTGAGCGTAAAATGAGGAGTTGATAGCGTCCCAAAAGAATAATGCCGCTTTCCCTTGAGCGACCGTGCCATTAGTAGTTTGAATAGCCCCAATCACAAGGTCTGTTCCATAAGAACAAATACTCGTTGGCATATAACCAAACGGTAAATCTAAAACATTGTAGGCCGAGCCATTATCGGTATCACCCTCGGCAGTAGTCTTGGAAGTTTTGATTTTATGTATCAACCCTTGACCGTTTATGTAATCTCCAATGTATAATGCTCCGTCGCCGTGAACGCACATTGGGTGATTAGGCATCAAAACACTATCTCTGACTGTCGGATAGGTGGTATTGGTTAAGGCTGTTAAACTTCTGTCTGTCCACCAAGAAGCGTCATAAGCAGGCGTGCCATTTAATGGACCATACCTATCAATATCCGTTCCCGTAGCAAAGTACAGGTAATTATTATAGTAGCAAGCACCATTTCCAGTACTCGTTGAAGCTGTTGCCACCAACGCTTCACTGGCTAAAGATGAACTGTAACTCACTACCCGACCATTGTTGAGATAAACATAAACATTGGTATCTTTCGGATTGGTAAGGATGAACATTGGCGTTCCTGTTACCTGTGCCCCGTCAAAAGAAGCATAAGAAACGGGTCGCAACATTCCTGATGCCAAAAAATCGTTACTGTCTGAAATTGGCAGGTCAGGGTCAATAGCGATAGAGTTTAGAAATTGCCCGTCTGCATAAAGATAGGGACTGGAACTCTTGCCTCCCAAGATACTACTTATTTGTATTGTCTGGACTTTCATTTTTCTTTAGATTATCTTTTATTTTTTTGGCTAGTTTCTCTTTCTTTTCTTCGGGAACATTTGGCACATCGACAAAAGCCATAACAATTAAAATGCGCCCACCTTCTATCTGTTGAGCCGAGGGCAAAAACGACATCTCGTGCTTTTTCACAATAGCGTCGTAGTCGGTCATAAACTCTTGTTGTCTTTTCGTAAGATTATTCATAATTTTCTGCTGATGATTTAAGAATAAGTTGTCTATCGTCTTCTTTTTTTGAATAGTAGCGTCTTAGTCTAGGCTCATAATCTGCATATTTAGTGGCCAGATTATTGACTGTTGAAAGACCTTTGGCTAGGGCATAATCAAGACTCGCTCCGACTGCTATCATTTCGTGGAACGGCTCATCAATACCCGGTTCTTGGGTCGTGTCTGCCGAAGTAAACTCATCTACTTCGCGCGAAACCCATAATTTTAGACCACTCGTTACTGCCAAATCAGGAATTGGATAAAGATAAAGATAATTGCCTACCAAATCATAATAAGGGTCTGATTTTGTAAAGGAATTGGAGATATTAGTGGTCTGTGAAACGGCCTGCGTGAACTCATTTATATCCATTGGTTCTGCCTTGTACCAATTAGTGTTGTCGTAGCTAATCTCGACTCTTTTTATTTTCAAAATCTTATCAGACAGAGGGAAAGAAACATACTGTTGACCCGACACCAAATTGTAAGACTTAATGAAAGAAGTATTGGCGTGATTTGGGTCGTCGAAATCCCAACCGTCCATTGATTCTAAAATAGCCGTAACTACCTTATGATAATTATTGTTTATCAATCGAGTAAACTCTTTAAGTTTGGCGGTATCCCCGCTGATTTGAGCAAGCCCTAATCCTGTCCAAAACTCACACGATTGGATAAGCCCTGCATTGTCTGTTACGTCGTTAAATTTCATAGTTTTGTAATAAAGCCCTACTCGGTTAAGAGTAAGGCTGAAAGCCGCTCTGGCTTAATTGTATTATACATCAAGTTATAGCAATATAGCTAACCCCCTCACCGTTAACAGAGGAGTTTATGTAGATGTTCACAATATCGTCTGTATCAATATAAACTGCCGATTCACGATAGAGCTGAAAACCATTAGCCGAAGACACACTTGAGCTCCCAACATAGATTAAACCTGTATTGGTTCTCAAGGCTTTAATCAGAACACCTTTAACCACTTGCGTCGTTCCTAATGCCACCGCCGTTCCTGCCGTTGTAACTGTTTTAACACCATTCACTACTCCCGTAGCGTTTACAACATCTACATTTATTTCCGTGTTTGTAACATTTACATCTACCTCCTCGCCGTTTAAGGTAACCTCAACCTCACTGCCTACTGTTACAACAGGGGTATTCTTAATGTCTACATCGTAACCAACTCTTGGTGGTCTGCCGGGTACTAGATATTCATTCATATAATGTTATTTGGTCTTCTAGGGATTTTAACTGGTCTTTTAACTCTATTCTTTGTTTATGCAGGGAAAGGTATCTCTTGGCGTGTACTAAAGCCTCAACCTCAAAAGGTTTCTTCATCATTGCTCCCCGTAGCATAGAAATAGCTTCGGGATAATCATTTACGAATTGTGCTATCTCTTTCATATCCGCCATTTGATGAGGAAACACCATTTTCTTTGGGTCAATTTGCAGAGCCTCAAAAATCTCCGCACCGTCCAGTACATTATTAAAGCCTAGATTTGTAAATGCGACTTCAGGAACATCTATCATAAGTTTTCATTCCATTTTTTAGCTATTTCTGTCCAATCAAATTGTTTTGTCCATTCTACCATTTCTGTCGAATCAGGTGGAGTAGTAAGACACTCGACACATTTTTCAACCCATTCATTTATCGCCCGTTCTTCTTTCAGGGAGAAATCAAACGCTCCGGCCTTGTCCCAATTTTCTTCTTTTAGATTAGTTTTAACTTTATGACCGAATTGGATTGTTTCATCTAAAGCTCCAAAATCTGTTGACACTGGGAACGCACCAGCCGACTGTGCTTTTCTCGCAGAGATACAGTCTATCTCAAAGAAAGCCGTCGGATATGCGAACACTGTGGCTTCTTTGTATAGTTGGGCAACCGCAGTATGACCAATACGCCCCAATGCCTCAAAGTCAGTTGTCCCCTCTATTTCTTTTTCTACCTCTTTCTTCCAGTCTATTTTTTCTTGGTCGTTAGAGTGAACATTGTCCCAAACATTCCAGCCATAAGCCCACTTCATCTTGGCTTGTGGTACTTGTTCCTTAACACGCTTAAATGCTTTGATGAGCGTTTTGATACTCCTATCAGGTGAAGATGTGTTAATCATCAAATAAGGGTCTTTAACTCCGCCCTGAAAATCCGCCCAATGGATACCGTTTGGGATTATTATACATTTCTCATCTGGGATATTCGGAAATAGATTGCGATGAGCCTTTGATTTGAAAAATATACCTGTTAGTTTTGCTAGTCTTCTTTCATTGTACTCCCCTGCGCCAATAACATCGTGCATATCAACAAAGACCTTATCTGAATTGATGTCATAATCTAAAAACTTTGGCGTTCGCCACAATATAGTTACATCTTGCTTATCTCGTGCGTTCCACGCCCAAAAAGGTTTATATTTAACTCCGTCAAACTCTAATTCTTTATGACCGCAGTTGTTGAAAACTGTTACATTCCAACCCAACTCAACCAATTCTTTTGAAAGGTTAATAACAGCCTCTTCTGAACCACCAATACCTGTCGCTTTGGCGATTTCAGGATTCCATTCATCGGCTGTGTAGGAACACATAAACACCAAATCCTTGCCTGACGATGTTTCTTTAATAATTCTGGTATTTCTTAAATGACAAATATGTGGGTGGCTCTTAATATCGTCTGGGAGTTTGTCCAATTCAATCTTTAATTCTTCGTCATTCATTTCTTTTAACCTCCCAACCGCTTCGACCGCTTTATCAGCTATCTTAGCTTGGACATCAATCTTCTCGATGAGTTTTTTAAGGTCTTTATCTAACGGGACAATTTGCGAACAAGACTTAAGACACTGCAAGGCCAGTTGTGGCATTGAAAGTTTAAAATAAACATCAGCTAATTTCATCAGTGGCTCATAATCATAAGCACGAGGGTTGAAAACAATAATCTCGTGATATGGTGGTTGTTTATTTGGGTCTAATCCCAAAAGATAATACCCTTTGGCTTCTTCATACTGTTCCATTTTCTTATAAACATCTGCTGTTGTGATGTAAGCGTCGGGATATAAAGGTTTCAATCCGATAGCATAGCGTCCATATTCCAAAGCAGTCTCATAATCTTCTTCATCTAAAAACAATTCAGCCAATCTTAAACAGACAATATACTTTTCATCATCAGATTTAGAAAGCTCCATAAAGGTCTCAAATGCCTTTATTGATTCTCTATTCTCACCCAATGCTTTACAAGAGTTGCCGAGATTCCAGTAGGTTCTTGGGTCATCTTTCGCACCGTCTAATGCCTTTTGAGCGACTAGCTTATTTCTTTCTTTTGCTTTATCAAATCTTGCTTCATCGGATAAATGTAAAATATCTATGCCCTCCACAAACTTTGATTCTAACGCTCTATTGGCCTTGAAGTCTTCGTGCAGTTTACCGGCCCATTCTACGCAGTTATCATTTCGTAAAACTCTGGATTTAAGATGAACCACAACCGGATTATTCCATTTATCAAAAGCATACAGATAATTAAAAACGAACACATCAACGCTTTTGTGTTCTTCTATGGTCGCTCTTAATTTATCGCCTCCTCTGATTACATCATCAGCGTCTACCCAAAGGAAATAGTCATATTCTTTTGGTATCTGTGAAAGGGCAAAGTTTCTGGCTTTACCAAAATCATTTTCCCACACACAAGTTGAAATAACTCCACCAAAAGCATTCACAACATCCTCACACTTTTTATTCTTACCTGTAATGGTAATAAAAATCCCGTCTACAAAAGGAGCAATACTCGTTAAACATCTTTTCAAGACCACCGCCTCCTCATCTGTCGGAGCGACAATCATATTTAATGCTAGCTTCATATTTTTTCACTAGACCTAAAGTCCTTAAATGATTTAGCGAACCACCTCGCTCCCTCTTTTGTTCTGAACCAATCCATATCCTCATCAGATAAACGAATCTTTAACATCGAGTAAAGAGTATCAGGTATCTCAAAAATCTTTCGCTCTACCACATCAGATGTAGAACTGGCAAAAGCATTAGCCTCTTTTTTGCGCCATTCTTTTTGTTCTTTACAGAACGATGCAAACTCCTGTGGGTCAAGGACAATATAATTGGCCACTATTGTCCTTATTTTTTGTTTGGCTTGATTATTCATATCTCCCCTGCCTCAAAAGAGGCAGAGAAAAAGGACTAATCAATATCGAATCCGTCGGCGTACCAGTTGCTATCTTGGTTATGAACCTCAAGCGTCCAGTCTGCTACTACCGCCCGTTTGTCGTAAGGACCGGAACGAGCAAGGTCAGTATCAATGTATGGAGATTGTAGGAACGCAACCTTCAGCTTCTCTGGTCTAATAGCCAATACTCGACCCGTTGTATCAGTGCCTGTTACTTGAATATAACGATGAGTATGAACCATTAGAGTACCGAACGAAGTTTCGTAACTCTGTACTGTATTGATGATTCTAGTTGCACCAAGACCGTTGATAACAGTATTGGTTTTCTGTGTGAAAGCGTCTGTTGCCTTTCGTAGGAATGAACCCATAAATAGGTCAGTCGCCATATCACCGTTAGAAGCATCGTATTGAGCCTTCATCAATCCGTCTAGGATTGAAGCTGACCAAACGGTACCAGAGCTATGAGATGTATGGTTAGTTGACTTTGATGTCGCTTCGATAAGTCCGCTAAGTTTAGGAACAGTACCTGAAGCTCCCAATGTGAGAGTTGAGCGTACCAATCCGTATTCTACGGCGTTAGCAAAGTCCATTAAAGCCTTTTCTGTTTGTCGCTCTAACTCATTTCTTCCGTGATAGTGTTCAATGTACTGTTGAGTACGAGACACTGCGAAAGGAATGGCTGTCTTTTGGACAATGTTAGATAGACGGGTAGGGGTTGAATTAGCTGACATTGTATAGTCTGCTCCTTCGGCTACCGCAGCGTTAGACGCTGTTCGGAGAGTATCAGTCAAATAGTGATGTACTGTGTCAATCGCCGATGTCTTTCCCAACATATTGAAGATTTGAGTCTCCTTTGCTGTTAAGATTTCGATAGCGTTCAACACGACATCTTCTTTTCTAGATACGTCTCCATAAGAACGAAGAATTGAATCTGTGGCCATAATCGTAGTTGGTTAAACCACGACCGCAAAGTTTATTCCAGACTTTGCAAAACAGCTGATACGGCACTTTTACGAGCACCAGCGTCATCGCCAGCGTCGAGTTGCTCTCTGGCTGTCTTAAAATTGTCTTGTACTTTGGCAAGTCGTGGACTTGACCCTAATACAGACTTCTGTTTTTCAGTCTCATCAAAAGCCTTTGCCTTTTCTGCGACCGACTTAAATGCTTCGGACTCTGCCACTTCTTTCAGTGGTTTTCCCGTCGAGCCACGGAGTTCATTAAGCAAAGATGAATAAGGCTTAAAGTCAGGATTCTCAGAGTAAAACTCTGTTTCATCTAACCGAGCCTTTAATTCTTGCACCTCTCTGGAAACGGTGTCTCCTTGAGGTTGCTGTACGATTTCTTCCATACGCTTTAGTATGGCTTGTTCATCTGTCAGCCCCAATGTCTGTTTAAGTTTAGACATTGTTTCTTTGTACTGACCGACCCCTCCAACATAGTTGAAAGTGTCTTTAACAGCTTTCTTCGCTGATTCATCGGTCGGAAACTCTTTTCCAAGTAACTCGGATAAAGTCTCGTGCAATGGCTTAGATTCTGCGGAAGCAGTCGCCTCACCGCCTTCTGGTGGGATACCAGCAGGTAGGGATTCGGGGATAATGTCTTCTGACATAGAAACTCGCCTGTTAAGAGTTAAATGAGGTTAATACCTCACGAGGGTTGCCCCTCGTCAAGCATCAACTCTAGTAATGTATGAGTCTATTCCGTCTTTCATAAATGCAGTCTTGTTGCTCTGACTTTGAAAAGCATTGCCCTCAATGTCTTGTACCACTCGCATTATTCTTGCGTGTACTTCTTGTCTAACCTTTAGGTCAACAAAGATTTCTTCATTAAACTTTAAGGGAACAAGAGATAAATCTATGGCCTCATAGGCTACCAAAAGCAACTTCTCACGAATCATCGCCCAATCATCTCCTCGGACTAACCTTTCCCATTTTTCGCCCTCGCTTAGTTGTTCGGCTGTCTGTTTGTCCACTTTCATAGATTCTCTTAATGAGATTTGGTTTAATCTTCTTTAATCTGTCTAGTAACATATTAAGCAATTCCTGCCGTATTAGCGGCGGTAGTTATTCTTTGTTCTGTTGGTGTCGCCTGATTCTCTTGCGCAACAGGTTGAGGCTGGCTAGGTACTCCCCCGACTGGGATAGACTCTTTAGTCTCAAATTGTTTTGTATCCAATCCCATTATATCAAAGACTGATTTAATCACGGCGCTAGGATTGATGTTGATTCCGGGTATGTTTGGAATCGTCTGCAAAACAGAAATAAGGTTTTGTACCAATACACCTTTATCTATTTCCTCATTGGTTACATAGACTTGGACTTCATAGTCAGAAGTCTCAGGCTTGGCGATGAGTTTAACAAATCTCTCGCCTCTTGATTTTATCTTATCCTTTAGCTGTTTCTTTTTGCTGACTACCTGCGCCGGATTAGCAAACACATTACGAGATTGCATATCCGTTAAATCATCAAATAACAATTTATTTACAATCTTGTCGTCCATTTCTTCAATTTCTTCTGTTGAACCTTCGATTGCTAAAATCTCGTCTTTGGAAAGAACGACACCTAACTTAGGCAGATAGTGTCTTTTGAGCCAACGCTGTAAAAACATTCCTATCTGTTCTTTTATCATCACGAATTGAGATTGAGCTATTCGAGATTGTAATACTGCATTGGTGGCAGGAGTTGACGCAGGCAAAGATTCACCTGTAACACTCTCGAAAGCACTGGTAACTCTTTCTGACCAATTCTGAATTGTATTCTCGTCGGCATAACTAGCCTGTGAGGCTTCTTGAACGACAAACTGTTGTATATCTTCCATTTGGTTCACAACTATTGCGCCGTTTACAGGTAACTTGGAAAGCATTTGAGGAGTGATGTTTGCGCCTTTTCTAATCTTAAACAATCCTAACTGCGAAACTTTGGCTCTGGTGATACGGATATTGACAACCGTATTTAACCATAGTTGTAACATCAACAAAGCCTCGGCTGGTCCTCTACCGTGCCAACGACCGGGGACTTTCTTATATCTTATCTCCTCATAGGGTTTTATTATTCTGCCTGTTGAGTCTTTATTCGTATTCCGCTCGACTAAATGTACTCTCCTGTCTTTACCGTCAATCCCTGATACAACAATATGACCCTCGATTAAATTATCTTTGTCTTTTTCTTTACCCGTGATTAAAGATTCAGACATTAGACCCCAACGCTCGTAGACATCTACCAGCTTTTCTGTTTTCTCTACCATTCCTATTCTAGGGTCATTTCGACTTAGATTAACACTAGGCTTTAAGTCTTCTGTATTTTTCCAGCCAGTCATTGACTTAATCTCACCGACACCCAATAAAGCTCTCTCAATCACCGCTGAGGCCTTTTGAATGTTCTCGGCTGTTGGGTCAATATAAAAATTAAGCAAGTCGACCAGTTGTATTCTTACAGTCTTCTTGCCGTCTTCGTTAGTTACATAAGTTTTCCACACGGCCGTTCCGTCAATGGCCATTGTCCGTGCCAAATCATCTAAATACTCCCCGAAATACATTTGGTCTAGTTTGGCTTTGACTGCATTGCGTAGAAAAGCCGTTAACCCGATTGCCTTAAACTTCTTGGCTCGGAAGTTTATATCCTTAGTGTCAAGGTCGATATTCTTAACGATTGACTCTACTGTTGATTCAGTGAGCGGAATCCAAGTCTTTTTAGCACCCGTGGCTTGGTCGTGTTCCTCATCGAAAATACCGTAGTAGTTTTTTCTTAAAGTTCTAATTAGATTGCGTATATCGAAAGCGACTTTATCTGTTACAAAAGCCAAGCAATCTTCCCATTGGCTTTTTTCGTCTTCTACCAAGGCAAATACTTGGCGCTCGATTTCTGGGTCAGTTATAGGTTTGGGCATATAAGTTAAAATCTTGATTAGTCTCTTCTGCCGGCCGGTATGAATCCAATCCATACCTTATTGCGTCCATTGAATGTGAAAATAGATGTTCCGGTTCCGAGTTCCCGTCTATTATACCACTCTTGTTTGGTTTCCATAAATAGTTTCGATATTCCTTGATGATGTTAATACTTCTTTTAGTTACCGAGATTCTTTGATTCTGAACAAAGTCAATACCTTGCTTCCTGCTTCCCTGTCCTTTAACAGCACCGATTATATTAACTCCGTAACCAGCTATCTCATCAATACTCTTAGGTTCTGCGCTGTCCGCTATCACTAGGATATTGCCGTTATCTACCAGAATAAAGTCAGCTATCTGTTTGTTATGTAGTCCTTTGCGGAAAAGCCTCTCATCTAAAACGAAGCCACCATTATAGTAATAAATATCCACAAGTGCTGTCGGGTCATTTGAATATCCAAAATCCAATCCTCTGCGTTCCAATCTAGCTTCGTGTGGGACTTCATCTATTATCTTCCAATCCTTGTAAATCTTTCCTTCGACTTCTCCTAGAATCCCTAGGCCATATACCTGCCAAAAACCTTTGTTGTGTTGTCGTGATTCCAACTCTTCCTTAATAGCAAGTGGTAATGCTTCATTATCTTTATAGGTCAGAATAACAAAGTCGTGGTCTTGGTTTGGCATCACCTCGTCGTTTACCCAGAACTGAGCTACGGGGTTGTAGTCAATATAAATATCTTTATTAGTTCGGATTGACAACTGAGTGTAGCTGTCGAAGTTTAGATTATTTGCCTCATTGATGAACAAAACATCTCGACGAGGCCCTCGAACTCTATCTTGGTTATCAGCACTGAAAAACTCTATTTTGCTACCTGTTTCAAACACGTAAATGTAGTCAGTCCTATTCCAATTAGAGTCCTTATAGTATTTGTGGCCTTCCATAATACTTAAAAAGTCTCTAATGGCTCCTCGTTTAAGATGTGGAATAGTCTCAGATACTACCGATATAAGTTCTGGAGTTTCAGCTCGTTGCGCCCTGTCAATTAGGATAAGCAGAATGGCGATAGTTTTGCCAGCGCTACTCCCACCCTGAATTACCTTCAAGCGTTTATCTAATGCCCTAATCTTATTTAGGGCTGTTGTCTGACTAAACAGCATACCAAAGCCTACTCTCAGCTTCTTCACGGACTTTCACTGCCTCTGCTTTACTTCTAAATCGCCCTAAGAAGTATCGTTCACCCTTGAAAGCAATATCGGCTCGCCAACGGGCTCTTTCTGGTTCAAACTTGATACCAACAATCTCATTATTGTTCCGCCTATTCTTCTGTTGCTCTTGCACTGTAGCCCAACGACAATTAGCGGGTTCGTAACCGCTGTTATTATTTATTCTATCCAAAGTAGCTTCGGGATAAGGCTTAGTGCCCATATCAGCTAAAAAATTAACAAATAGCTCCCAACGCTTACAAACTTTTATTCCTCTGCCACCGTAATGCTTAAACTGTGGATGTTGAGAATTATTACATCTAGCCTTCATCGCTACCCAACAATCGTAAATAGGCGCAGAAGAAAAACCGTGTTTGAAATTACTACCCCTTACTTTCTGTTCCTTTGTCTTCATAGTCTTTATTGAAGGCCAGACTTAAAATTGGTGTAGGTAAATCCTTACCGTCCTTGCCAGTTAGCTCTGACCTTTTAGAGTAAGAATCCCTGCCAAGAGTTTCGGCAACGAACTTACTCATATCTGCTTTAACCTTTACTAATCCTGTATCAGTCTGTTCTACCAGCTCTTTTCCTTTTAACATT